CGCAACGCGCGGCGCGGCAATTCCGAGCTGCAATAATAGCCGGTGTTCATGAAAGAGCGCGCCGGAATGCCGCCTGGCGCCGCGAACGCGACATCGCCGACATCGGCCTTACCCACCGCAAAGACATTCACGAAGGGCGCCTGATCCGCGCTGCCTAAAACGAAGAAAACCCGCCCCGAGTTTTACGACCGGGAGGGCGGGTTTTCCAGGGTTTTCGAATGCAGATCAAAAGCAAGGGCCGCCAATGTCGTCACTTATAGTTCCTGATCTGGACGCTTGCAAGCCCGAGCGCAACCGCCTCCCTAATCGGCGGCCGGCCGAAACCATCGCCTTCGAGCATGGCGGCGCCGCCTTCACGTTGACGATTGGCCGCTATGAGGACGGCAGGATAGGCGAACTTTTCATCGGCGCTGCACACACAAACTCCGCGCTCGATGTGCTTGCATCCGATGCGGCGATTGCAATTTCGTTCGCTCTGCAACATGGCGCCGACCTCGCCGCTATCCGCGCCGCCATGAAGCGCAACAGCCAGGGCAACGCCGCCAGCCCGATCGGCGAAGCGCTGGATCAAATCACATGACCCGCGTCACGCTTTTCGAGGCGCTGGCGAAGGCAAAGGAATTGGGCCTGCTCGATGACGATGAGGCCGCCGGCGGCGACGAGGGCGGCTCCAAATGAACATCGCAGTGCGGACAAGGGAATCAAGAGAAAGGGCGAAGCGGCCCTCGGCGATCGTCATCTTCCGCGAGCGCTGCTCGGCGCGCGCAACGCTTGTCGCCAACGGCTTGATGGATCTGCAAACCGCGGTCGATGGAATGCAGGAAGTGGCTGCAGCACAGGGGCTAATTGCTCAGCACGGTCAAGACGAGATACAGCACATTCTAAGCGATGCGTTTGCGAGGTGGCGCTGATGGACCGGACCGCGGCACTGTTCGCATGGCTCAACCAGGTTAAAGCGGACACCTCGCTGCCAGCCAGCGCGTTCAAGGTGGCGTACGAGTTAGGCCAATTCATAAACCGGGCGGCCTTCGAAAAGGACGCGGTCCTTGCGGCTTGGCCGTCGCTAGAAACCATCAGCGCGGGGATCGTTATGAGTGAGCGGACTGCGAGAGACATGGTCGCGCGGTTGCAGTCGCGAGGCCACCTCCACATCAAAGTTGGACACGGTCCAGGGCATCCAAGCCGCTACACTTTTCTGATGCAAAACCGGCCGGAAACCGGCAGCCAACTGCCGCATTCCGAAGAGCAAAACCGGCAGCCAACTGCCGCATTGGCCGAAACGGAAACCGGCAGCCAACTGCCGCATTCCGAAGAGCAAAACCGGCAGTCCAGCGTCCTGAAACCGGCAGTCCAGCGTCCTGAAACCGGCCGCCGGCTGCCTACTAACCATTGTAGAACCATTGAAGAACCATTTTCTTGTCGGGTCGCAAAAAAAGCGACGCCGACCAAACGCGAATATTCGGAAGACTTCGAAAAGAACTTTTGGAAGCCGTATCCGCGAACCCCGATAATGTCGAAGAAAGAGGCTTTCCGCGAATGGTCGAAGTTGTCGATCGACCGCCGCCAAGCCTCTTGCAGTTCCCTCGACGCGTACAAACGCCATTTGTCGCAAACTCCAAATCTCCAAGCCGTCCACGCTTGCCGCTTTCTTTCTCAAAACCGCGCTGAGGGCATTTTGGAGCTCGCCGAGAAACCGAAATTCGACATCCGGAGCAGCATCCTATGAACAAGCCAGTTCCGACGCCGCGTCACGGCATTCCGGGCTATTATGCGCTCGCCGATTTGCCACAACGAAAATCACTCAGCGAGGCCGTGATTTCGACTGGCTGGGAAGAGCTGGACAAGGTCCTGAAAATTTATCCGGGACAATTTATCGTCTGCACCGGCAACGCTGGCTCGGGAAAATCGACGTTTTTGTTCAACCTGATCATAAATCTTTGCTGGAGAAACAAAACAAAGGCGTGGCTGTACGCCCCTGAAAACGAGGTGAACCTATTCCAGAAGTTGAATTTGATGTTTGGCGACAAGGAGGAAGGTTCGTTGTTCGGCGCCTTCGCCCACACGCAGTGCTTCGTCCAGTCGTCGAATTATACCCATTACAACGACGAGCCGCGCGACATCGAATGGATTTTGGGCAACGCCTGGGCGTCCTACGAGATGGACGGCACCAGCATTTTTATGATCGATCCTTGGAACGAACTAGAGCGCGCTCGTCTCAAGGAAGAAAACCTGACCGACTACATCGGCCGATGTCTGATGCGCGTCAAGATGTTCGCTAAGGAAACCGGCGGCACAGTAATTATGGTTGCTCATCCCACGAAGGCTGCGAACGGCCGGGACGTGACCTTAGGTGACATCGAAGGCTCCATGCATTGGTTCAATAAATGCGACAACGGTTTGATCATAAAACATGAAGCAGGAAGTCGGGAAACTATTGTGATCAGCGCGAAGGTTCGAGAGCAGCCCTTCGCCGGCCTGCCTGGCCATTGCATTTTCCTCGTCGATACAGAAACCGGCTTGTTCACCGAGCAGCCCGGCGGCGGTCAGGTTCTGGGATCTGCGAGATGACGCAATCACCGAAAACAACCGATTGGACCACACGTGTTCTGCCTGATCTGACCCTGCGACACGGCGTCGAAGAATTGCACAACGCCTGGTTCCTCCCGAGGGGATGGCCCGGCAAGGGGCCGGCAGTTTCGCTGCTGATCCCGGAATGCGAAATGCAGGTCGTTTTCATCGCGCCCGACGGCCAACCCATAGCGATCGTTAATCGGCCGACGAAAAACAAGAACGTCAAATGCTGGGTGCGCACGGCCTGCGAAACTGCGCGGGACATGAGCGCTTCGGCATCCTTTTGCTGCGACACTGCCGATCAGGTTGAGCGCGCCGCCAAAATAGCCAGCAAGCTCTTGCCGAACCATGAACGGGCAGCGCTGGAGCGGATGCACGACGCCAGCGCACGCGCCCGAACCAAACTGGCCTGAAAGGAATTCCGATCATGAGCAAACCCAGCACACGCACCCTGGCCGCGCAGAACTTAATGGTGACGGCTGTCAACACTGCCTTGGAACGGGGCTTGATCACGCTGGCATGTGAGCCGGTACTACAAGCTACGTTTGAATTTAGGCTCGGCGGTCACCCGGTCATCGCCAACCTTCATGATGCTGGCTTTGACGAAGTCTCGATTTACGTAACCTGCCGTCCGACTGAAATGGGACGCAGGTTTATCAACTGTATGAACCCCCATGAATGGCGCAGGTTCGGCGAAGCAATCGACCATGGATGGCTGGAACGCCGCACCGGGAAGTATCTGCAAAACGGCTACACTTATCGCGGCACCAGGGAAATGACTCAGGCGCTTGGTGCAATGGTGATTGAACCACATGGCTTTGATACCAAGACGCCTAAAGGCGGTTACGATTTTCAAACTGAATTTGAAGGCATATTCGGACCACCGAGAAAACAATCCAGGCAGACGGTCGCGGGCGGCCAGCGATGATCAGAAGTTTTAACCCGAACACCCGCAAACCGAAGTTGAAACTTCGTTGGCCGCCAAGGCAAAGCGAATTGCGCGAGCCCGAGCCGGCGGCGGCGGTCACGCCCAAGCACCTGGAGGCAATGAAAGCCTTCGCCGCCAGGCAACAGCCGGTACAGGAATTGCCGGCGGCGTTGCCGGCCTGCGAGACACCGCCATGGGAGTAGAAGCGCAGATGGCCCCTGGGGTCGGCAAACGACCCCCTGGTCAAGGTCGGGCCGCGCGATTTGCCGGCCGTGCTGCCGGACGCCGTTGGCCGTGGTGCGCCAACAAAGCCACGACTGGGAAGGCCGCTGCGTGTTCGGGTTGCCGCTGCCTTGTGCGCGGCCGAACCATACGAGCGACGACGCGCGCTGCTTGGCCATCTGGCCGACGGCGCGCGCCAAGGGAATGGATCTGCTCGACAAGCCCAGGCTACCCACCCCGCGAGCCCCCCGGCGGCCTCCGAGATCCCCACGCCAAATTTCGGCGGGTCCTTCCTAATGATTAAAGGGTCGCGCGTGCGCTGCAGCGTGGAATATCTGCAGTTTCAGAGGGAATCTCCTGACTAAAGTCGGCGATTAAACTCAACTACTCAAGCAAAGGGCTCGCGATGAACGAGGAAGTAATTTCCAAAAAGGCATTTGCGGAGGCGGTTGGCGTCACGCAGGGTAGGGTGAGTCAGTGGATTTCCGGCGGAAAAATCCATGGAAAGGCAATCGTCGGGACCGGCCGTTCGGCGCGGATTCGCACTTTCCTCGCCAAGGAGCAGCTGCGTCAAAAGCTCGATATCGATCACCGCGTGCGCTCCAGCACCAAAGCGCATCTCGACGCGCTTCCCTTCGCGCAGCCGCCGGCCTCCGCTGCGCCGGGTGGGAGCGGGAGCAACGTCGAGCTGCTGATCCAGGCCGAACGGCTCGAGGGTTTTCGCCGCGA